CTAAAGACTTTCGTTACGAATTAGACGCTCAAACGAATAAGCTAATATCCGCAGTAGAGAAACAAAATCTACTTTACTCGGAGCAAATTATTAACCTTAATAAAGACGTAACCGCTCTAAACGGCGTAGTAGATAACCTTAAAGGTCGTATCTCGAATATTAAAGCTCAAATGGCTATCGTCGGTACGGCTTGTGCTACTCTCGGAGGATTCGTCGGGTTCTTAATCGCTCAAATAGCCAAGTAATAAATAGTGTTATACTAATAATATTAGCTAAAGGAGACCAAAATTATGCGAGTAGCCGGAGTACCGTTTTATCCAGCCCACGAAAGTAATTTTACTTACGGTAGAGGCGGTCGTTCTATTAAGTACTTTACCGTACATCATATGGCGGCACTTAACGACACTCTCCGTTACCTATGGGGTAATCCTAATCGTGGCGGTTCTTCTCACTTCGGAGCTTTTAACGGATACGCCGAACAGTACGTAGATACCGATAATACCGCTTGGTGTAATGGTAACTGGCTCTCGAATCAAGAGTCTATATCTTGCGAAACTCGGGGCGACTGGCGTAACGGTTATTACGACCAAGCTACGTTAGATACGCTTACCGAAGTAATGTACCAATGTCTTAAAGTCTATCCTAATCTTATTCTTAAATATCATCAGGACGTATCGGACGCTTTTACTTTATGTCCTGCCGATTTAAAACACCTCGGATACGCTCAAAACTGTTGGAATAACGCTAAGGCTCGATTACAAGCCGAGAATAGCCCAGTACCTACGCCTATTCCGTCCGCCGGAATTACCTACGAACGGATTACTCCGAAGCGTATAGAGGTTATTCGTACTACTAACCTATGGGATTTTAATTTTACTTCGTGGTCTTCCGCTAAAGCGATAAAGACTTATGGAGCCGGAGAGCTTATCGACGTAGTAGCTATCGCTACGAACTCTCTAGGCGGTCGTTACTATATGACGGCTTATAGCTTTAACGAGGGTAATATCCGAGCTACGAACGGCTTTAACGTCGTCGACGTAAAGGATTACGTCTCTCCTACGCCTATTCCGGTACCACCTACCCCGACTACTCCGGCTATCGTATTCGTACCTCTAGATAATCCTCGTAAGCTTGTTACGACTAGAGACCTACGAGTTATCGACCTTACTACTAAGACCGAAATCGGAGACGTTATAAAAGCCGGTACGGAAGTCGAGATAGTAGATAAGACTACTCTAGCGGATAACGTAATGTACTACCGCTCGAAGTGGGCTCAGACGAATAGTAAGCTATGGGCTTTACCGGCGGAGGCGTTTAAGGAAGTTACGCCTACTCCGGAAGTACCGGTCGAGACTATTCCTCCTACTCCGATAGATACTAACCCCGATACCGTAGGTAACGGAGACGTAGATATTCGGCTTAGTCTTATCGAAGCGTTCCTAAAGGCTATAACGGACTTCTTTAGCGGTATATTTAAGAACTTCCCTATATTTAAAAAGAAAGGCGAATAAAATGGATACTAAAGCTTTAATCGAGACCGGTAAAACGATAGCTAGAGGAATCTACTTCGGGCTACTCGGTGTAGTAGCTCTAATACTAACGGTAATCGTATCGAGTCCGGAGGTAGCTTCGGCTACTATTACCGTACCGGTATTCGATATTCCGGTAAACGTAGGCGGTCTTATTATCGCCGGAGTAGGTTTTCTCGCTAAGGTAGTCGACCGCTATCGTCATAAGAGTACGACTACTCCTAGTAACGGAATCGCTCCTAGTTTTCTACAAAGATAGTGTATTATTAGTTTAGAGTCCGGCGGTGCCCACCCCCTCCGGTCTCTACCTAAACAATAAAAACTCAATTAAAAACGACGGCTCTCGCAAATGCCGTCGTTTTTAATTCCCTAAAACTGTTGCTATATTTTTTATTTTATAGCCGACTAACTTAATAGCCGTAAAACCTCATTACTTATTTTATAGATATTTTAAATATTTACCAGAGGTATAAGCTCCCCAAGGTTGCCAACCGCTCCGAGACCATATCTCGTTAGCTTTTGCTATATTAGCGTTCGGGTCTGTCGGGTTCGGAATCCAGAAGCAAGCTAGTTGCATTAGACCGAACGAGCCGATACAAGTACCGTGATTATCGTTATAGTTAGCCGCATTAGTATTACCTCCGGATTCTGCCATACAGACGGCGTACGCTACGTCTACGTTCCAGTTCGTATAATTACGGACTAATTCACAACCGGCGGAGCTAGAAGCCGTAGGAGCGGTCGTAGAAGAAGCTATACTTTCGTTCTGCTTCTTATGACAGCTACCGTCCGGATAAATCCACTCGTTAACGGTATCGCACTTATTCGGGTTATCCTTTACTACGTCTACCGTAGGAGGAGGAGTCTCTTTCGGAGTATCTTTAACCGGCTCTTTTACTTCTTCCGCCTTTACCTCGGGAGAAGCTATAGAGCTAGTCGTAGATTCGATTTTATCTAAATTGCTATTCGAATCCCTCTTATCCGGTAGTACGGTCGCTACTAAGGCTACCCCGATAAGAAGTAAAATTATGTACTTCATATATCTATACACGCTTCCTATTATACCACTCGTTAACGACGCTTAGGCTTCGTAGAAAGCTTCTCGGCGGTAAAGGCGGTAGTAAGTATATTTAATACTCCTACGAGTCCTATAGCTACGCCTAGAGCTAGTACGAGCTTATCGTTTTGGGTATGTAGTAAGTAGGTAGATATACCTAGAGGTACTACGATTAGTATTACTCTTTTAGCGGTTCGAGCTACGAGCTTTACGTTCGTTACGAAGTCGCTAGCGAGGAATCGGTCTACGATACCCTCGGCTTTTTCTTCTACTTGTTGTTCTTTTGACATTGGACTGGTCTCCTTTATCTCTTTAGCTCCGCTTCGTTCCTACGGTTTTATTAGGCTTTTCGTCGAGTTTTTACGCTTACTAGGCGTATCCCCTCTCGCTAGTTAGTAGCTAGCTACCTTACGGTAAGAACGAGCCGGAGCTAAATTGTTAATTTTTTATTTACGGTTTTTATTTAATTCTTTACCGTACTTACCATTATAGCGTAAACGCTTATTTTTGTAAAGGACTTTTTTCTAAATCTTTACTTTTAAGAAGTAAGAAGCACAAGGTTTATAAGGGTTATAACGCAAAAAGACGACATAATCGCTAAATATAGTAGCCGTAGTAGGAAGCTTTCTAAAGTTCTTCTCTATCTCTCTACAGGCTCCGCAATAGTGATATATGCCGTCTAGTCTTTTTATTTTACCACCCAATAGCATTTTACTTATTCCTTACGATTAGATTAACTAGCCCTAAATTACAGTCTTGTATATCGTCGATAGCTATAAGGTGGTCGCATTTACTAGCTATATCGTCTCGCTCTAGCTTCGAGGCGTAACGCCAAACGTAGCTATCGAGACCGAGCCGTCTACCCCAAGTCTCGGCGTAGGATTTACCGCCTCCGCTCCAGACGACTATCTTTACGTTTTTAAACTTACTAAAGACCATTAGCATATTTATTAGCGGTACGTGCGGTACTTCGTTATTACTCGGTACGCCGTGTACTCTATCGGGGTCGTTATTCGTAATTAGAGTTCCGTCTACGTCGAAAGCCATTATTACCTTATTCATTTACAAGCCTCGTTCTTTTCGTGGAATTGCCGGCACTTTTTACAAAAGTTCTTTTTAGTAGTCATTACTCGCACTCCCTATAGTCGTTCGAGCCCTTACATCGGTAGCCGAGTTTAGCTTTATGGCAATATCCGGCTTCGTGTAATCTTTTTCTAAAAGTTAAGCTATCCGTTCCGTTAGAAAGTATCGCTATTATTAGGCGTATTGTTTTGAACATAATCTTTACCCTCCTTACTTGTTATTGTTATCTCCATACGAGGATTAACTCTATCGACCTCTACCGAGCTTCCGTCGTGCGAAGCTACGATAGTATAGTTATCGTCGGTTATTACGCTAAGCTCTACTAGAACGTCCTGTATTCCCTCGTAGAGAGCGGATAAATCTACCCTTACGGCGGTATCCATATAGAACTTACAGGCTAGATTTATCGGAAAGTCTATCTCTAGACTCGGTTTTTGTAAGTTAATTTGCGGTACGGCGTTCTTATGCCAAGTCTTATACGCCGGAGTATCTACTTTCTTAGGAAAGGTTTTACCGCTTCTACTTCGAGCTAAAACAACCGCTTGGTTGTTCTTCTTGACCCGAGGTACTCCGAGTATCGTTAGTCGGTGTTGGTACATTTATCGGCTCGCTTTCTATTTTAGGTTTACAATCCGTCCAGTCGGCGTTACAGGTAATATCGGGAGGCGGAGAGCATTTATCCATCGGTACGGAATCTCCCCAAGGGCAACCGGTAGGCTCTAGCTTACAAATAGGATTTACGCCGTCTTTCGTTCCGATATTATAGCTTCCGTCCGGACAACCGTCGCCGTTAGAGGCGTTAGAAGTACCTACCGGCTCGAAGCCGATAGGAGCGAGGATAAGAGCCGTTACGACTCCTATTCCTACGCCGATACCTAGTAGTAGTTTTTTCATATTATTTTTTACCTTTCTTCTTTCTTAATTTTAGTACACCGTCGCCGGTCTCCTCGAACTTTAGCTTATAGTTAGCGAGCGAGTCTCCTTGCTTTACGTCGACGGCTTTTTTCTCCGCCTTTTTTACCGAGTTCTTTCGCCGAGTCCGAATCGAATTGACCGTCGTGCTTAGGGTAGCTCTTACGCTGAGACCGAATCTTACGATAGTAATCAGGGTCGTTTCTAGTAAGCTTTTCTTTCGTTTTTTTACCGCCATTTTTAGTGCCTCCCATATAGGTTAGTCTCCTTATTTTACTTTAAATATATAGCCCTTGTAGACGCTTTAGGTCTCTAGAGCTTGGGTCTTGGAATAGCATATCTCCCTTACCGGTAAGCTCCTCCGCTCCGGACTCGTCGAGGATAATTCGAGAGTTAACCTCGGAAGTCGTAGCGAACGCTATCTTAGTCGGTACGTTAGCTTTAATTAGACCGGTTACTACGTCCGCACTTGGTCGCTGAGTAGCTAGTACGAGGTGGATACCTACGGCTCTAGCTTTCTGAGCGATACGGATAATAGAGGTCTCTACTTCCGGTAGAGCGTCTTCTTTAAGCTTCGAGAGTACGCCGGATATATCTTTCTGCGTAATCTTTTTACCGGCGACGAGCTTCGTTAGAGCTAATAGGTTAATCGCTTCGGTAAGCTCTTTAATATCTACGTCGCTACTACTCGACTTCTTAGCCGTCATCATTAGGTCGGCGAACTCGTCGATTACTACGACGTAGCGAGATAGCGGAGCGGAGTTATTCTTTAAGTTATACTCCTCGATATTCTTTACTCCGGCTTTCTTTAACGTCTTATAGCGTTCTCCCATTAGCCCGACTACGTAGTCGATAACCTCGATAGCTCCCTCGTTCGTCGTAACGATAGGTCGGTCGAGGTGCTTTAGTTTAGCGTAAGAAGCTAGTTCTACCTCTTTAGGGTCGACGAGGATTAGCCGTAGAGCCTCGGGGCTATTCTGCTTTGTTAGAGCCGTTAATATTACGTTTAGCATTACCGACTTACCGCTACCGGTAGCTCCGGCTATTAGTAAGTGCGGCATATCGGCGAGGTCTTTATAGTGGACCTTACCGAATACGTCGATACCGATAGGAATCTGCGTCGTACCCTTTTTATAGTGGCTTTCTACGAGGTCGATACGCTTCCGGTTCTTACTAGGTACTTCGATACCTACGAGGTTCGTACCCCGAATAGGAGCTTCGATACGTACGGACTCCGCTCCGAGAGCGAGAGCTATATCGTTACCGACTCGGGCGATTTTACTCATCGCTATACCTCTAGACGGCTTTAGCGTGTACTTCGTAACGGACGCTCCGACGAACGTCTCCTCCATAGAGACCGGCATAGCGAACTCTTGTAGTTTAAGTCGTATCTTTTCTTCGTCGGTTAAAGCTTGGTTCTCGACTCGCTCGCTAGCGGACGGTACGTAGTTCTTATCTACGAACGTCTTTTGAGCGACCTTATGCTTAACGGCTACCGGAGCTTCCGTACCGATAATACCTAAACGGAAAGCGTCGAAAGAGTTTTGACCGTTAAAGTAATCGTTCGGGTTCGGTAAGTAAATAGAGTTCGGAGAGCTAACGTACTTCGTAACTTCGTTAAATAGCTTATAGAACGTAGCGAAATCGCCGTAAATCGTTCCCTCCTTAAAGTCGATAACGTAGTCCTGTATCTGCGGAGTATTATCTTTATTCTTAGAGATTTTGCACTCTCTAAAGATTACCCGAGCCGGAGCTTCGCCGTACTTCTCTTTAACGATATGATAGTCGAACATCGCTTGTAAGAACTTCGAGAAGTCCGTTACGTTGGGGTCGGTATAGCCTCGGCTAAACTTCCAGTCGATAACTTCTATCTCGGTAAGCTTATTACGAGCGATAAGGTCTATCTTAGCCTTAGCCGGAAGCGGTAATACGTTACCGTCTACGCCGGTTATCTCGGTCGTAATAGATACCTCGACTCCTAGTATCTCGTGGAATACCGGAAGCTCCTCGAAGAAGAATCCGATAGCTTGCTTAAACTCGGTTAATATCTTTTCTCTAGAGCCGGTTTTACCGTAATCTATCTCTGATTCGCTTACGGAGTCTATATAGTCGTAACCGACTTGGATAGCTTCGTCCGTAGACTTGCCGTTCCCGAAGTACGCCTCGGCTACCTTATGGCAAGCCGTACCGACTACTCCGCTAGGACTCATAGCGTCGTCGTAAACTTTAAGGATATACTTCTTCTTAAAGTTTAGAGGGTTAGATAGTAAAGCCGACATACTAGAATAACTCCAGTAGTCTATTTGTGGTTCCATAGGGCTGGTCTCCTTTGGTTTAGTTAATGTATCTCTATTGTATATCGTAAACGCTTAGTTGTAAAGCTTATTTTTTATAGATAGATTCTTGGTGCTTTTTCTCGGCTAATTCCATAGCTTTATCGAGTTCTTTTTCTTCTTCCGGCGTATATTTAACGTCGTCGATTTTCTCTCCGAGAACTTGAATACGGTAAATCTTAGTAACGCCGGTACTAAATAAACGTACGTACGGTCGGCTAATACTTATTCCTTTTTGCGAGCCGTCTTCGTTTAGTAGGTCTTTAGAGTGTCCGAAACATATCGAGTAATCTTGAGAGTATCGGAGCTTCGGTAAGAATCCGTTAAACCACTCCTCGGCTTTAATATCTACTTCGTCTTGAGGTGCCATAGTTATTTATTCTCCTTTTCGGCTTTAACTCGAGCTTCTCGCTCGGCAATTTTTTCTTTAAGGGTCTTAGGAGCGACGGTAGCTTTAGCCTCGTCTTTAGGAGCGTCTCCGGCGACCGGCTCGGCTTGCGGAGCTTCGGCTTCGGTAGGCTCTTTCGGAGACTGGTCTACGTCGTCGGCGGTCTCTCCCTCGATTACGTTCTCTTTATCGGACTTACCTTTATTAGCGGAGTCCTCGTCGGTATCGACGATAGATTCTTTCTCGTTATCGACGTAGTTATAGCCGTCGCCGTCTATCGAGGCTTGGTCGGCTCGTAGAGCGGTTTGTAGTGAAGTAGACAACGCTCCGTATTTCGAGATAAGGAGCTTTAGAACGGTCTTTTTAGCCATTACGTCGAACTGGTCTTTCCAGAGTCCAGTACCGTATTTAGCGAAGTTCTTAGAGTACTTTTTAGCGTGGCCGTTAAGTTCCTCGACGGTCATATATAGCTCTTTCTCGAATCCGTTTAGGAGTCGGAAGTATCCGAGATAACCGATAATCGGCTTCTTATTACGTTCCGTATCGTCGTCGATAAAGTCGAAGTCTATCTCGCCGGAGCGACGGTCGATACCCTTATACTCTCCCTCTCGAATATCGGTAGAGTTAATTCGCTTAAACTGTCCGGAGCGTTGCGCTAACTGGATAAATCCTTTATAGCCGAGTTGGAACTGAGCCGTCATTTGCCACCGTTCGATAGTTCGCTCGAACTCCGTACCGTCGGCTTTTTTAACAAGTTCTTTCGTTTTAACCTTGTTATTATACGGAATAATATAAGCGAGTCCGAGATTCGGGTCTATCGGGAGCTTCATACTTGCGGCGGTTATTGCCGCTTTAATTACGCTCTCCGGCGGACAGTCCTGTAGTACCGGATTAGTATTTACTACGCTTAAGAGAGAGGTCGTAAAGTTACCGGCGTTATCTCCGCCGATACTCTCTCCGATTACTTGCTGTACCGCTCCGGAGCGAATATACGCTTGTAGCGATACGGTCGGTTTATTTGTCATAAGGGCTGGTCTCCTTACTATTATTAGTTAGTGATTATAGTATAACTCGTAAACGCTTATTTTGTCTAGTACTTTCTAGAAGAAAAGACCGACGCTATAAATTAACGTCGGTCTCGTTAGTACGTATCATCTCGTTGGACTTACGCCACGCTGTACCGGAGCGGTCTCGGAAGAAGCCGTTACGTTTAGCTATCTTCCGACGAGTTCGCCGATTACCGGTTCTAAAAGCCATTTGCTCCTGTTGCTTAGGAGTAAGCTCGACCGGAGCTTCCGTTCGTCGCTTTTCTTCGTACTCCTCGGGAGTTAGCCGGATTTTAGTTACGTTATTCTTCATTACGAGTGATTCCTAGAAAGTTCCTTTTCTTCTTAGGCGGATATTCGCTAACTATCTCGATAGAAGCGTCCGTCTGTTGGTAGAGCGAGTTAATCGCTTTTACTTGGTCCTTTAGCATTTGTTCTATCATATCCGGTACGAAGCGGTTAGTCGACCGTCCTTTAATCCGAATAGTGATAGTATCGTCGAATCGTTCGTTTTTAGCCATAGTAGTTATCTCCTTACTTCTTAAAGACTATTGCGATTAGTATTAGCCATAGTAGAAAAACTATAACGAAAGCCATTATTCTATACCCTCCTTTACCTCCTCCTCGGCGAAGATGTTAAGAACGCCGTTAATTTTTTTACGATAATATGGTCGGATATAGATTTTATCTTTTATCTCTCCGCCGGAATAATGAGCTAGCTCTACGTACTTTACCGTATTACTAGGAAAGTCTTTACCGGTAAATCGCTTAGGGAGTAGGAGTTCTAGAGTCTCTCCGACTCGGTATACAGTTAGTCTAATCATAGTTTTAAATCCTTTTCGTATTTGTCTATATCGTAAATACCCTGTTCGTATAGTTGCATACCTCGCCAAGTCGGAGTACGAATACCGAGCCATAGGTCGCTAAGGTACTTAATAATACGTTCTCTAGCCGTATCCTGCGGATAGTTAGGGTCTTTACCGTCGTTAATAGGGTAGATAACAAAGTCTGTAGACCATAATTCCTCGAATAAATCCCAAGCGTTAGAGATAGTACCGGCGTAGTCTTTACCGTAAACGTAGTTTATCAGGTGTCCGAATAGACAATTTTTAGTATTACCGACGTTACGGACGGTATCTATAAGCCAGTCGTCCGGATTAGTAGCTTCTAGATAAGCTATAAAAGCCGGTAGGTTCTCTACTTTAGCTCCGACTTCCTCGAAAGTTAATTCGTTCATAGTCCGAATAAACTCCTTTGCGGATTTTTTACGGTCGACATATACTCTTGCCAAGCTACTTCTTCGATACCACGCTTACGAGCGATAGCTAAATCGGTAGGAAAATATTTACCGTCGACGTTTTGGATTACGGCTCGAAGCCGTACGATAGCCGACTCTCTCGGTAGGTCTTTAAGTTGCTCTAGAGCGATAGCGTCGCCGACTCTATAAAACTCTTGCCACACGGCTATAGTACACTCTATATCGTCGTTCCGAGCGTTCTCGTATTTAGAGAGAACGAACTCGACTTTATCTTTTAGTTTTTTAAAGGCTACGGCTCGTTCCGTAGGTGTAGTAACGTGAGCTTTCATAATTATTTATTACTCCCCATTGGATAAACTTCTCTACGTAGACCGATTCGAGTTAAGAATCGTCGCCACTTAATAGTACGGTTAATCCGCTTAGTTAGTTTATCTCGCTTCGCTTCCCAAGCTTCGAGCGAACGACTAAGAGCCTCTCGCTTAACTCCGGACATTCCGTAGTTATTAAGTCGGTCTTTCGTCCAAGCTATATTTTTATTTACTTCGGTTCTCGTTTTTCGTAGTTCGTATAAGCTAGTAGCCATTTTCTAAATCTCCCACAATATTAGTATTAGTTCGTCGAACGTATTAGTTACGATAGTGATAAATATCACTAATAGTACTAGCCACCCGAGGACGGCTATAAAGTTAATCGTGCCGCAGATTAAACGGTTTACTAAAGGCTTTTTATAGCCGGTTAAATAGTTATACCGCATATTCTAGCTCCGGTTCGTATTCCGGTTCTTCCGGAATCGTCGCTTCTATTAAAGCGTCTACTTCGAAGTCCGGCATATTCATATAGTCGCAGTCCGGACAATATACCGAGTAAAGACCGTAACAACCGCAGTCGTTACCGTTACAGCAAGGAGGCGTTACTTCGGCGAACTCGTGGTCGCAAGTAAACTCTCCGTCCTCGGTAAGCGAATAAGTACTTACTTCGATATATTTAACTGTTATTTTTTTACCCTCCATTTTCGTTTATTCTTCTTCCCTAGGAATAAAAAGCGGATTCTCTACCTTAGCTTCGATAAGCTTTCGTTCGAGTTCCGCTTCTACTCTTTTACCCTTAACGTCGTAGACGGCAAAGCGTCGGCGACCGAGAGTAAAATCGTCGTAGCTAGAGACGGAAAAAATATTAGTACCGTCGCTTACTACGCTCCTTTTATAGTTTAGTTGTTCTGCGACTTTCGTCGTTTTCATAGGGCTGGTCTCCTATTTAGTTATTTGTACCTCTATAATACTACGTTAACGCTTAATTTGTAAATAGCATAATCGCTTAATTGTAAAAAGTTATCCCCATACCGTATTATTGAAGCTGTACCGTAGGAGTTCTATCTCGATAGAGTAGCTTCGGCTACCGGCTGGTCTCCGGCTTCTACGGTACGCCAAATAATGACCAACTATAACGAAAGACTCGATGAGGCAAAGAATGAGCAAGATTGACTTACGACAAGGAGACTGCCTAGAGCTGATGAAGTCTATACCCGACGGTAGTGTTGATATGATACTCACTGACCCTCCATACGGAACGACAGCCTGCAAGTGGGATAGTGTAATACCGTTTGAACCGATGTGGGCTGAATTGAAGCGTATTATTAAACCGAATGGGGCTATAGTTTTATTTGGCAGTGAGCCGTTTAGTAGTGCCTTGAGAATGAGCAATATTAAGAACTACAAGTATGACTGGGTGTGGCATAAACGGACAAGTGCAAATGTAGCTTTAGCAAAATATCAACCTTTAAAAACTCACGAAATTATCAGTGTTTTTGGGAAAACATATTACCCACAAATGACAAAGGGTAAGATGAGAATGAAAGGCGGTAAAGTCAAAGCAGGTGAAGCAAGCGGCAATCTTAAGCCATTGTATTATGCCAGCGATGAATATTACCCAGTATCATTGCTAGATGTAAAATCGGAACGTGGACTACACCCAACCCAAAAACCTGTTGCACTGATGGAGTATCTCATCAAAACTTACACCCACGAAGGCGAAACCGTCCTAGACTTCACTATGGGCAGCGGCTCAACTGGAGTAGCGTGTCATAACCTCAACCGCAACTTTATCGGTATGGAATTAGACGAGAAGTATTTTGAAATAGCTAAAAAGCGTATAGAGGAGGAACAACAGAAAGTTCGGAGATATGGCTAAAAAAGGACATCACGTATTATTCTACGATAGAGAGTGGTCGGTTAATCCCGACTCCGCTAGCGTCCGGCAAACTCACGAACTTATACCGCCGATGTACCGAGACCCTCACGACGCTTTACACGACGCAGTACCGTACGTTCCGACTCTAGGACGGCACTTAATGGCTTTAGTAAACCGAGATTTATTAGTAGTTCGAGGAGACTATATTCGCTCTATAGAATCGCTAATGTTCGAAATCGAGGATAAAACTAAAGACCGGCGAGTATCGGAATTAGAAGCCGGAGTAGCTAATTTAGCGGTACACGCTATCGAATTACAGCTTCCGTTTATACGTGAGGGTCTAATTCGACCGAGGTAGCTATTTACATTTGATATTTAGGCAGGGTATAGTAGGTATTACCTATTTAAATAAATCTCTTTATAAGAGAGGGTAATAGGAATCGAATACACTACAGTTAAATATAAAGAAAAACGCCTCGTAAAAGGCGTAATTCTTGGAGGGTAATTTTCGAATACCCTTTAATTATATCAAACTCGTATAGTATTGCAACATCTTAGTAATAGAGGTAGACAGGACGCTAGTTAGCGGACGACCGGAAGCCTTAAATAATTCGCCGGTAGATGTAGAGCTAAGACTACGAATAACTAACTCGGGTGTATCGCCTGTAAATAGATACCTTTATACGATAGTAAACGTACGTTCTTTAAAAAAATGATAGAATATATAGGTAGGAGTAAGTCACGCTCCGACTCGGCTCGTAGCCTTATTAGCTCGACCGTTATAGACACCTGTATATTAGTAACGAAAGGAGACTACAATATAATGTTCCCTAACGAAAGTAAATACCTTAAACGAGGTTACGCTAGTAGAGATGAACAAAGATTGCGTCGTCGTAGTTATCGTAAGCTGGTTAAAGCTACTATCAAAAAAATGCTACCTATACTATCGGTAAAGTTGTAGTTAGGACGAGTCGATATATATACCCTCAAGCCGGAGGCTAGAAAAAATAGAGGGTCTCTTTGCGTGGTTAAAAATAGTTATGGTATTATGATTCTATGACTAAGGAGACCAGTCCTAAAATGAAGAAAATAAACTTTACTAAAGCCGACGGTATTACGACGGCTAACGTAGAAGACCTCTTTTTATTTAAAGATAATCCTAGAGACGTAGAGGCTAAAGACTTCGAACGCCTTAAAAAACAGCTCGAACTCGGAGAACACTCGACGCTATTAGTTACGACGGAGGGAGAAGTCCTCGGCGGTAATACTCGTCTCCGAGCCTATAAAGAACTCGGTAAGAAGACGGCTAAGGTCGTAATTGTCGAAATAGTCGAAACTTCCGAGGGAGTCCATATCGTACTAGACGGTAAGAAATCCGTCCGGACGTTCGATAGTGTAATGCAAGCTAAGATCGAGCTAGCGTTATCTCATAACGACTCTATCGGTACTAATAACGAACTTAAACTAGCAGAGTTAATGACAATACATAAAGTACCAACCGAACTTTACTCCGTCTCTACTAAAATTACTCCAGTAGAAGACATTATCGCAAAGCTTGGCCCAGGTAAAGAGAACTTCGACGAGGATAACCAAGAAATAAATACCGACGACTTACTAGACGAGAACTCTCACGAGTGCCCTAAATGTGGATTCGAGTTTAATTGTGATAAAAAAGAATCTTAGCTACGATTGGTCTTTAAAAGATTATCCGGAAAAGAACGGATTTACAGTTATGTCTACTTTTGCCTGTGGTGGTGGCTCGAATAGCTAACGAAATAGAAAGGCAGATATTAAATGGATAAACCTAGAAAACAGTTTAAATACCCAAAGCCTAGACTCCGAGATAGCCTAGACCAAGCTACGCTCGATAAGCTATACGGCTTAAAACGTAGGCTCGAACGTGGTAATATAAGTAAGTCAATAAATAAAGGAGACCAGTCTTATGTCAAAGGACAAGAAGAAAAAAGAACAAGCAACGCCGGAAGTACCGGTCGAAGCTCCGAAAAAGCCTCAAGCCGTAATTAAGGTAGTAGCTATTCCTCTCGATACCGAATGCGTAGAGCCGGAGGGTTGGGTACTTAAAGAGATTCATAGCGTAGACGTAGCCGAGGGTAAGTTCTTCGGTGTATTAGTAAAGATTCTAGACTACCCTAGTCCTAAACTTCGAGCCGGTAAAGAGTTCGAAATACCACAAGAGTAGAGACTAGCTTTACTATCCTTTTCGCTAAGATAAGGTTTATACTAGGAATATGAAGACCGCTAAAAAGTCAACTCCAAAACCTAAGAAGACTCCGGTTACTAAAAAGCCGAAGTCTTCTAAAGGTGGTCCGAGAAATATAGATTGGTACGAGGTTCGTAAAGCTTATCTTACCGATAATAACCTTACCTACGAAGATTTAGCTAAAACCTATAGGGTAAGTAAGACGACTATCGGTAATAAAGCTCTAGCCGAAAACTGGACACAACTTAGACAAGACCTTAACGAACAAGCCTTTAGCGATTTTACGCAGAAGCTACTCGATACTAAGAGCGAAGCACAGTCGAGGCATTTACAGCATTGGCAAAACCTACAAGCTCTCGTTAATAAAGCGATTATAGATATAGCCGAGCGTAACTACTTTACGAATAAAGCCGGAGACCTCGTACTAGACTCTAAGAATAACCCGATACCTAGACCTATAAATCCGTTCGAATTAGAGAAGCTAGCTAAGGCAGCGAAAATAGCTATCGACGGCGAAAGAGTCGTTCTCGGTATTCCTACGAGCGTCTCGGCTCTTAGCGACCCAGAGGGTAATAACGTATGGTCCGGCTTCTCGGATATGATTAAGGCAGCAGAAAAGGTATTATCAGAAAATGGACAAGAATCAAGCGGAGGCGATACGTAAGCTACGAAAAGCGTCTAAAATATCTCCTCCTTTCTTTAACGAGTGGATACTAGGCGGTTCTTTCTGGTCGAAGCAAGAGGAGATTATTCTCTCGGTTCGAGATAACCGTTATACGACCGTTAGGGCTTGCCACGACGTAGGTAAGACGTATATCGCCGCACGTACCGCTTTATGGTTTTTGTATAGCCACCCTCAAAGTATCGTCGTTACTACCGCTCCGACAATGAGGCAGGTCGAAAACCTTTTATGGAGGGAGTTACGTTCGGCTCACGAATCATCTAAGCAGAGGCTAGGCGGAGAGCCGTTAAAGACTCGATTAGATATAGCTCCGGACTGGTACGCTATCGGAGCTTCTTCCGGCGACCCCGATAAGCTACAGGGCTTTCACGCCGCAAGTGGCGATATTCTAATTATTATCGACGAGGCAGCCGGAGTTAACGAAGACGCTTTCGAAGCTATCGAGGGTATGATGACCTCCGAAAAAGCTCGTATGCTAATGATAGGAAACCCGACTTCCGATAGCGGTAGCTTCCGAGAGTCGCACCATAGTTGGGATTACTCGAATAAAATCCATATCTCGGTATTCGATACGCCGAACTTCGTAAATAACGGTATAAAGACTATAGAAGACCTCCGAGACGTTAATCTCGATAACGTAGAGATAGTATCGCCTTGGCTCGTCTCTCCTCGTTGGGCTTTCGAGAAAATAGATTCTTGGGGTATAGATAGCCCAATGTTCCAAGCTCGTGTACTCGGTAACTTCCCGAGCGAGTCGGTTAATACTATTATTCCGCTTAACTACCTAGAGCTAGCCTACGAAAAAGAACACCGAGAGCGATTAAAGGAAGCCGGTGGCCCATTACGATTAGGCGTAGACCCTGCTCGATTCGGTAACGACGAAACCGTTATTACGCCTCGTTACGGCGGTTATATACCGGAGCAAGAAATATCATTTAAAGAGGGTACGACCGCTACCGCCGGACGAATACTACAGTTTAGTAGCCCGAGACCGGTCTTTATAGGTATCGACGTAGACGGACTCGGAGGCGGAGTCTACGATACTCTAGCCGACGCTAATATAGACGGTATCGCCGAGATTCATAACAACGCTAAGGCTTTACCGGACGCTACCGGTCTTACGTTCGCTAACCTAGCTTCGCAATTATGGTGGAGAGCGAGAGAGCTATTTATCGCCGGAGAGCTAGCTATCCCGAAAGACGATAAGTTAATAATGCAATTATCAACGAGAAAGTATAAGTTTACCGGTAGAGGTTTAACCGTCGAAAGTAAAGACGACTGGAAAGCTCGTTATAAGGGTAAAAGTCCGGACAGAGCGGACTCACTTATTTACTCATTAGCTGATATAATCAGTACAGAAGACGAGGCGAAAGCCAGTACCGGTAAAGATGTAGCTTCTAGATTAAAAGAACGTATGCGAGAATAAAAATAAGGATTATACTATAGATATGAATATCGGACCACTCAAAATCTCACTAGCCAAGCCTACTCCGCCGGAAGTTGGCGTAGAAGTTGGTACCTCGACCGTCGGGCTAATGCCCTCTATATTCGGCGACGAGTTTATAGATACCAGTAAAGTAAAAGTAGCCGACTTTAAGAAAATGCTCGATACCGACGGTACGGTACAAGCCTTATTTAATACGATAGTAATGCCCTTACTCGGCTCTAACTGGTCTATCGAGCCGGACGACGATACGCCGGAAGCCGTAAAGCAAAGCGAGTGGGTCGAGGATAGACTACGATTACCTCCGCATAAAGGCGGTATGTCTACTCCTATGGACTTAGTATTAGCCCAAGCTCTACGAGGAGTTATCGAGGGCTACGCCGGATTCGAGAAAGTCCTAGAAGTTAAAGACGGTCGAGTAGTTTTTAGAAAAGTAGCTTGGAGAGACCCGACTACTCTAGCTATGCGTACCGACGACCGAGGCGGATTTAACGGATTTAAACAACGAGCTTTTATCGGAAGCGATTACCGAGAAGTTATTATCCCTCTAGAAAGGGCTTTTCTCTATACCTACGGTAAAGAGTTCCATAACCTTAAAGGTCGTTCGGCGTTTACTTCGGCTTACGTATCCTACGATAAGAAGCGACGACTACACTACTTTATGGAGCAACAGGCACAGAGCGACGCTTTAAAGACTAAGGTAGTTACCGGTAAAGAAAAGGCTTCTCAAGGCGAATTAGACGCTACGGTAGAAGCCGTCGACGAACTAGGCTTTAAAGCTACCGTCGGTCTACCGTTCGGCTACGAATTAGCCGCACTTAATACCGGTTCGCAGTTCGACCTAATGCCTTACGTAGAACATCATAACGCCGAAATGGCTCGAAGCGTCCTAGCTATGTTTATTCTTCTAGGTACTGGTTCTAAGACCGGTAGCTATAGCCTTAGCCAAGACCAAAGCGACTTCTTTATACAGGCTCTTAAAGCCGTACGAACGTCTCTTTCGACTCATATTACGAGCTACCTAATACCGGACTTATATAACTATAACTTCGAGAAACCTCTCTACGGTACGTTTAAGTTCGAAGATTTAACCGACTCTACTATCGAGCTATTAAAGCAAGTCTTTATTAAACTTACCGAGAAAGATAAATTACCGCAGGAAGTTATCGACGGAGTAGTACAGAAAGTAGCGGATAAGCTCGATATAGACGTAAACGTCCTAGAAAAAGCTACGTCCGGAGAAGAAGATACTAACGACGACGAAGAAACCGACCCTATAGAAGTACCTAATACTTCTAATAACTCTAAGATTAAGTTCGCTACCGACGGTTGGCGACGAGACTTAACTCCGGCGGAGAAGAAAGTTAACTTTAACGGTCTAGATAAAAAGCTTAATAGCCTAGAAGCCGAGTTCGAGCGTTCGGCTAAACCGCTCTACGACGAGCTAGCTAAGACGGCTATCGCTAAATTAGATAAACTCCTAGAGGATAAAGACTACGGTAAGATTACCGAGAAAACTCTATTCGACGAAAACGTAAAGAATCAGTATATCCGAGCGGTTAAAGAATCCGGTCTCGAAGCCTATATCTACGGTAAGAACGGAGCGTCCGACGAACTCGGCGTAAAAGCTCCGGCTACTCCGAAAGCTTCTAAGGACTTCTTTAGAGACCAGAGCGTAAGTATCGTAGAGAAGCAATACTCCGACCTAATCTTTAAGGTACAAGCCGAGGTAGCTAAAGCTCGACGTAAAGACCAACTCTCTAAGCTATCTATCGGAGCGGTTATCGCTACGGTATCGGCTCTATTTACCGACTTCTATAAAGAGGTTATCGGAATAACGGCGGCAGCTATAGTATCTACCGGCGTTAATAAAGGTCGTAAAGACGTATTCGAAGATAGCTCTAACGATATTAGCGAATACCAATACTCGGCTATTCTCGATACTAAGACTTGCCCTATCTGCGACGACCTCGACGGAAGCGTAGTCGACGAAGCCGAATATAAGCGAACAGAGTTCGACCCTCCTATACATCATCACTGCCGTTGTATTTGGGTAGCTATTCTTAAAGACGAATTAGACCAACCTACTATTACCGGACTTCCGGAGCGACCAGGCGGAGTAGACGAGCCTAGTCTTACCCGAAAACTAGAGGAAAGAGTCGAAGAATTAAGCGAAAAAGCAGTTAATCGAGCGGTAGATAAACTACTTAACGAGGAGTAGTATCTATGGCGAATAAGTTAGAACAAATCGCTTTAAAGAAACAGAGAGAAGCGGAAGAAGCTCGAGAAGCCGAGATAAAGTCTTTAGCTAGCGTTATAGCTACGGAGACTATCTCTCGTATTAAGAATCTATCCGCCGACGAGAAGAAGCCGTTAGAGGCTACTATCTCCGAACTCTCTAAAGGTCTAGCCGAAGCGGTCGCTCTTAGTAACGAAAAGCTAGGCGGAGAAGTATCCGTCTCTTTCGCTAAGTTAGTCGATAACTTTAAGCTCGCTATTCCGGAGAAGTTCGATAACTCTACGAACGAAAAGCTATTCGCTAAGATAGCCGACGATATTCTAAAGTTCGATAACGCTATTAAAAGCCTCGAGCTTAACCCGACTATTAACCTTAAAGGTATTACGGCTACGGAATTAAAAGCCGAAGTCGACCGCTTAATCGAGAAGCTTCCGAAAGACGCTAAGGATAGCGTTAAAATCGAATACGAAAAAGCCGGAGCGACTAACTATATTAACGTCCGGCTAACCGACGGTATTAACTTCTATAAGGCTCTCGGCGGAGGAGGTGGCGGAGGCGGAGTAGCTCCTCTCGTAGAACTAACCGCTCCGACCGCTAAATACGGCTATAACGGTAAATCCGAGACGGCTAGCTATCAGTACCTATTCTTCGAGGATAAAGACCTTAATTGGTATATTCTACGTAAGAACTTAACGACGAATATCGTAGACTATGTTAAAGGCGACGGCGGTTTTATGTCGGTATACGATAGCCCGACGACCGCTCCGAGTCCGGCGGACGGAGACTACGGTAGCTACGGAGAGATATTTTAATAATTATGATAAAATCTAAATAGGAGAATCTACTAATGAGTAAAGAAGAAAAAGCGATACCAGTCGAGATAGAAGCAACGCTTACGCCGGTTGTAGATAAGACGGCGGTAACAGTCGGGCTATTATACGAGAAGCTCTGCCGTACTTATAATCTTAGCCTCGAGGAGATTCGAGAAGCGACGGTTACTA